TGACGCTACACGACTACCACGAGGCGCTAAACCTGAGGTACGTCCCGGTAAGATGATTTTAACCAACGGAGATCCTCGTGAAGTACTTCAACCGTTCAACTTTGGTCAAGTCAATCAAATCACTTTTGCTCAGGCAGGAGCATTGCAGCAAATGGTACAGCAAGCAACAGGAGCCGTTGACTCAGCAGGAATTGCAGGTCAGGTTAATGGCGAGAGCACTGCCGCTGGTATTAGTATGTCTCTTGGCGCTATTATTAAACGCCACAAGCGTACACTGATTAACTTCCAGCAGTCTTTCTTGATTCCATTTGTCAAGAAAGCAGCCTATCGGTACATGCAGTTTGACCCTGAAAACTATCCTGTTGCGGACTACAAGTTCAACGCTAGTAGCACTCTAGGCATTATTGCCCGTGAGTACGAAGTTACTCAGTTGGTACAACTGTTGCAGACCATGGGTAAAGACTCACCATTGTACAATACGTTAATTCAGTCGGTTATCGACAACATGAATCTGTCTAACCGTGAAGAACTACTAGCAGCCATAACACAAGCTATGCAGCCTAATCCTCAGGCACAACAAATGGCTCAGGCATCACAACAAGCACAGCTACAGTTCCAGCAATCACAAACAGCATTGTTGTCGTCACAGGCGCAAGAGTCACAGGCTAGAGCTACTAAGTTGTCTGCAGAAGCTCAAGCAGTGCCTATGGAGCTTGAGATTGACCGTATCAACGCAGTCACTCGAAACTTACGTGAAGGTGACCAAGAAGACAAAGAGTTTGAGCGTCGTATGCGTGTCGCTGATACTCTCCTTAAAAAACGACAAATAGAAGGTAAAACCGATGTTGACAGACCACGAACTGAGAGCGCTACTCCAGAGAACCAACCAAGAGTTCCAACACCAATGGAACCGAATAACGGAACTGGAAGCCAAGGTGGAGGAGTTGTCTAATGCCCAAGGCCAAGGACCCAAAACTAGCACGAGCAGGGGTAAGCGGGTACAACAAACCAAAGCGAACGCCTAATCACCCAACTAAGAAGTTTGTAGTAGTAGCCAAAGAAGGTGACAAAACAAAGACCATACGCTTTGGTGATGCTAAGATGACTATCAAAAAAGACCAGCCTGCACGTCGTAAGTCGTTCAGAGCACGTCACAAGTGTGACACAAATCCACCTAGTAAACTAACGGCACGATACTGGTCGTGTAAGAAATGGTAAGGAGTTAATTATGGCAGCAAGGGTAGCTAAAGCAGCTAAAGATGCTAAAGAAGGACGTAAAGCCGTTCAACGTGTTGCTTCACAAGTTAAAAAAGCAGAACGGCAATTAGATGATGCTTTAGACAAATTACAAGGAGTAAATAAAAACACTCCCGGTCGAAAATCTAAAAAAGACGGTATTACTGTAGGTAAAAAAAGAACTAAAGCAGATAGACGCACTCAACAGACTAAAGGAGTAGCAGTCGGTTCTGGAGTAACTGCAGCAGGCATGTCAAAATCAGGTGAACAAGACTACACAGCAGCTAACGTAGACTTGAAACAAGGTAAAGGTTTGCCTATAGCTGACATGAGTGAGACTATTCACATGGAAGGAACAGGTAGTGGTATTCGTTATTTCCAAAACGGTAAAGAAGTAAGATTACCAAAAGGAAAATAAAATGAAAGTCTCAGCACCCAAAGGTTACCACTGGATGAAAAGCGGTAATAGCTACAAGCTAATGAAGGACCCTGTTGGCGGTTACAAGCCACACAAGGGTGCGTCTAAGTCAGCTAACTTTCAAGTCCAAAAGGTTCACAAAAAGTAAGGAGATAGTTATGGGATACGGTAACGCATACGGCGGAAAAAAGAAGAAAGTAAAAAAGCCAAAGGGTAAGTAGTTATGGCAAAAAGCACTATACCTAAGAATGTAAAGAACAAGGCACTTTACTCAAGGGTAAAATCTGAAGCTAAACGCAAGTTTGATGTTTTTCCTAGTGCTTATGCTTCTGCTTGGATAGTCAAGACCTACAAAAAACGTGGTGGTACGTATGCCTAGAAAACGTCAGACAGGAGGGGCTAGTCGTCCCAAGAAAGGTTTAACCAAATGGTTTGCTGAAGAGTGGGTCGACGTCAAAACAGGTAAAAAGTGTGGTCGAAAGTCAACAAAAAAAGTAGGTCCTAAAAAAACTACACGTCCTTACCCTTCTTGTCGTCCTAAAGCTGTTGCAGCTAAGATGACTAAAGAAGAAAAGGAATCTTCTGCACGACGTAAGACAGGACCTAAAAAAATAAAACATGCGGTAACTGCCTCAGGGAGACGTAGAAAAAAGTGAGTTACGAAACTAAAGTAAAGCAAGCTTTAGACATCTGTTTCAACAAAAACTACTTTAAGGGAAATAAAAACGAAAAAGCCATAGTAATGTACTCCGGAGGTATGGACAGTGTGTCACTACTTTGGAATCTTTTGGAACACACAGAACAAGACATACACGTACACTCAATACACATAGACAATTCAGAAGGACGTTGTAAAGCTGAAGCAGAGGCTATACTGGACTCTATTAACTTCATGAAGCAAAACCAAAGACCCTTTGAGTTTTCTTCTTCTGTTTACTCTTTAAAAGCGCAGTACCCCGGNGGCAAGGACATGACCCTAGCGTTATTCCAAGCTATGCGTGTGTCTTCTGCGATAAGCAAACAGTTTAATATTGTTTACACTGGTGACTACAGTATAGGCAGAGAAGAAGGGGCAGAAGCACAAGGTGTACTAAACGCTTTATGTACAAGCCGACGAAGTAAACCTATTTGGTTAGCACCGTTTGAAGAAATGACGGTTATATCTTTAGAACGCAGCAAAGGTATCTACTTAAGTATGCCTGAGGAGCTACGAGAGATGTACTGGTCCTGTAGAAAACCTACAGAAGTAGGTAATGGTTTTGTCGTCTGTGGTGAATGCCATGCTTGTAAACGTCAAGAAGCCCTAAGAAAAGACTTGACAAACGACTAAAAATCTGCTATACTATAACTATAGTTAACCACTTAGAGAAACTTATGACACCTGAGCTTGAAACTTATTTTAACAACTATAATGAACTCTTCAACCACGGAGGTTTCAAACAACTCATTCAAGAGCTTTCTACTAACGCAACTCAATTAGCAGATATTCAGACTGTAAAAAACGAAGAAGACCTCTTCTTTCGTAAAGGTCAGGTAGCTGCTTTTGCAACAGTAATTAATCTACAGGCTACTATAGAGGCCGCTAGAGACCAAGCAGAAGCCGAAGAAGAAGACCCTGTAGATGTTTAAAATTTATGACTTCCGTTGTACTAACGGACATGTCTTTGAAGAAATGGTAGAGTCTGGCGTTACAACCAGTAGGTGCGGTTGTGGCGCTAACGCTACTAAAATGGTATCTGCCCCGTCTTTTGTACTTGAAGGCCATTCTGGGGACTTCCCCGGACGCCATATGAAATGGGTACGAGAGCACGAAAAAGCAGGTAAGAAATCCTCTCCATAATGATTATAATCACGGAGTTTAATTATGTCAAGAGCAACAATGCTTGATCCACAACCTGAAGAGGACAAAGTGGACGCCATTGAAAACGAAGCCGAAGAGATTCAACAAGAACCAGAAGTTGAGCAACCTCAGCCAGAAGAATCCAAAGTACCAGATAAGTACCAAGGTAAGTCTTTAGAAGAAGTAGTACAAATGCACCAAGAAGCTGAAAAGCTTTTAGGTCGTCAGTCTTCTGAAGTAGGCGAGCTTCGTAAGGTAGTCGACGACTATATCTCTAGTCAAACGCCTACCCCAGCACCTCAACAACAAACTGTTGAGCCTGAAGACGATATAGATTATTTTACAGATCCTCAAGGTGCGGTTAATCGTGCTATTGAGAATCATCCTAAGATCATCCTAAGATTAGGGAAGCAGAGCAGTACACTGCACAGTACAAAAAGCAGTCGTCATTAGCAACGCTTCAGACCAAACACCCGGACATGCAAACAATCCTCAAGGATCCTAAGTTTGCAGAATGGATTAAGGCATCTAAGATTAGGACTCAGTTGTTTGTACAAGCTGACCAACAGTACGATGCTGACGCAGCGGACGAACTCTTCTCACTCTGGAAAGAACGGAAGACAGTAGCCCAACAGACTGCTCAAGTTGAAAAACAAGCACGTAAGCAACAAGTTAGGGCAGCTAATACAGGCAATGCACGAGGCAGTGCAGAGGGATCACGTAAGAAGGTATATCGCAGGGCCGACATTATTAAACTAATGAAGAATGACCCTGACCGTTATCAAGCTTTGTCAGACGAAATCATGGCAGCTTATGCGGAGGGTCGAGTCAAATAATCTAGGAGATTGACATGGCTACTGCAACTTATCCCGGCGCAGCGGGTTTTACTGCGAAGACAGAGGCAGATAAGTTTATTCCAGAAATCTGGAGTGACGAGATCATTGCTGCCTACCAAAAGAACCTGAAGATGGCTCCTCTTGTCAAGAAGCTTGCTATGACTGGCAAGAAAGGCGACAAGCTACACGTGCCTAAGCCTGTTCGTGGTGATGCAAATGCTAAGGTTGCTGACACAGCGGTAACTATCATTGCAAACACTGAAGGTGAACTGACTGTTGATATCGACCGTCACTTCGAGTACTCACGTCTTATCGAAGACATCGTAGAAGTACAGGCGCTTTCTAGCCTCCGTCAGTTCTACACTGAAGACGCTGGTTACGCTCTTGCTGTACAAATCGACAACGACCTCCACGCAGCAGGTACTGGCTTTGGTGACGGTGGTGCTGTAGTATTCAGCCCAGCAGAAACTGACTACCAGCACACTGGTTGCTTCTTTAATGACAACGGTACTACTACTCAGTACACCGATGACACTATGGATGCAAACGACGTGTTCACTGATGCTTTCTTCCGTGACATGATCCAGAAGCTTGATGACAACAACGTACCTATGGACGGACGTTCACTCATCATCCCACCTTCAGTTCGCAACACCATCATGGGTATCGACCGTTACGTGTCTTCTGACTTCGTATCTGGTCAGGCAGTTAACTCTGGCCTCATCGGTAACCTCTACGGTGTAGACGTTTACGTCTCTGCTAACTGCCGAACTATCGAAGCAGCTGCAGACAACACTGCATCTTCGGTTGACACTCGTGCGGCACTTCTGTTCCACACTGATGCTATTCTTATGGCTGAACAGCAGTCTGTACGTTCGCAAACCCAGTACAAGCAGGAGTACCTCTCAACTCTGTACACGGCTGACTGCCTGTACGGTGTTCAGGTATACCGTCCTGAAGCTGGTTTCGTTCTCGCAGTCGCAGAGTAACGAACTCAAGGGGTCAGCAATGGCCCCTTTTCCTTTTCTTTTGTAGGAGCTTTGAATGGCTTTATTTCGTGGCACAGGTGGATCTGGTGATGCTAGTACAGACACTTATGCGTCTGAAGTAGCTCTAGAAGCAACCAGAGCCTCTACAAAAGCAAACGAAGC